TAAATGAAGTTGCTGTTTTCAATTCTAACTTGGCTTACGCTACAAGATTGTTTACTGAACATACTACAACAAAATCAGAAAAAATAAATATCATGAGACGTTTTGACAACGTCGAAACAATCAAAGAGTCTAAAAATCTTTATCAAACTATTAAAGATGAATTAGGTTCAGTTGGTAAACCAATGGTTAAAGAATCTATCGTTGAAAACATTGATAGAACACCAACTAAAGGTTCAACTAACTTGGTTGAAAACAAGACATATGAAAATCCACAATTCTTAAGAATGAAGGACCTTATGTCAAAAATGAATAAATAAATAAAAATAAACTAAAAACAAACTAAATATTTTAAAAAATGGGAGCATTATTAGAATCAGGTCTTGTTGGTAACATCGGTCTTAAGCACCTTAAAGTTATCAAAGAAGATACTATTAACAAATGGGACAAATTAGGATTCTTGGAAGGTTTGAGAGGACACGTTAAAGAAAACATCGCTCAACTTTATGAAAACCAAGCATCTCACTTAATTAACGAAGCTGCTAGCACAGCATCAGACGGTTCTTTCGAAACGGTTGTATTTCCAATCGTAAGAAGAGTTTTCTCTAAATTGTTGGCTAACGACATCGTATCTGTACAAGCTATGAACTTACCTATCGGTAAATTGTTCTACTTCGTACCTAAAATTCAGGGTTATGACATGGGTCAAGACCCAACTGCAGGTGGTACACACTTCGCACCTTATGGAGCACCTGATGGACCAGCATCAACAAACACTGGTTATGGTGCAAACGACAAGAATTTGTATGACAGATTCTACGAAGGTAACGAAGCTACATTAGACCCTCCAGGGTTATTTGACTATTCTAAAGGTAAGTTTAGTGCAAGAACAATTACAGCTACAACTGTAGTATGGAACGGTAGTAATTTAATCCAATCAGGATACGCAGCAAGTACTGAGTTTAGAAAAGTATTGATTGGTATGTCAGGTTTCAACTACGCAGGTGCTGGTAAATTAATCGGACCTAACGGTAACGAAATGGATAATGAAGAATTCTTAGCAGGATTAACAATTCAACAAAACACTGCTGCAGGTGCAGTAGCTGCTACTGTTATAAATGGTTTTTCAGGAACAACAGCTGGTAGTTCATTAGGTAGTGGTCCATTGTTATTTAGAGTTGTTACTCAAAAATATGGTAAAGGTATTGTTGAATATGGTTCACAACAAACGACTACTTTCCCAGGTACATCAAGTAACTACGGTGGAAACGGTGGTGCTTATGACAACATATGTGATGCTAATGGTGTTATTTACTTAGAGATTGACACACAGGTTCCATGTTCAATAGGTTCAGGTTCTTTAGATGGATATTCGGGTATCACAACAAACGCAAATACATCAACTACTAACGTGTTTACTGCTACTTACAGAATCTATCAAAACTTGGAATTTGAAGATGAAATCGGTGAAGTTTCTTTTGATTTGGAATCAGTAACAGTTTCTGTAACTGAAAGAAAATTGAGAGCACAATGGTCTCCTGAATTAGCACAAGACGTTGCAGCATTCCACAACATTGACGCTGAAGCTGAATTAACAGCTTTATTGTCTGAGCAAGTTGCGGCAGAAATTGATAGAGAAATCTTGAGAGATTTGAGAAAAGGTGCAGCATGGACTTTGAGATGGGATTACAACGGTTGGAAAAGAGGTACAACTGCAAATCCATTAACACAATACACACAAAAAGATTGGAACCAAACATTGATTACTGCAATCAACCAACTTTCAGCTCAAATCCACAAATCAACATTGAGAGGTGGAGCTAACTGGATTGTTGTTTCTTCTGAAATCAGTGCAATCTTTGATGATTTGGAATACTTCCACGTATCAAACGCAGCTCCTGAGCAAGACCAATATAACATGGGTATTGAAAGAGTTGGAACTTTGGCTGGTAGATACCAAGTTTACAGAGACCCTTATTTCCCACCGAATACAGTATTGATTGGTCATAAAGGTAACTCATTGTTAGACACAGGTTATGTGTACGCACCATACGTACCATTACAATTGACTCCAACAATGTATAACCCATTCAACTTCACACCTATCAAAGGTATCATGACAAGATACGCTAAGAAGATGGTGAACAACCGTTTCTACGGTAAAATCACAGTTGATGGTGTTAGAACATTTGACTTAAGAGAATTGAGATAATCTTTTCTAAATGAAATAAAAAAGGGACGAGAAATTGTCCCTTTTTTTATGCCTCTTCTTTTTTATCGGGTGTACTTAAAACACGTAACGATTTTGAAATAATTTCAGATTCTTCTAATGTAAAACAACCTCGTTTATACGCTGATTTTACAGATTGTATTAAATAGAATAAAGATTGTTCCTTTTCTATAGAATTAATTATTTTTTCAAGCTCGTCATTTGAGTTATATTGTAAAAAATCAAATAGTTTTGTGTTGTTATTAATCATAGTAAGATATTTATATATAATAATCGTAAAAAAATGATGGATAATAAAGTAATAATTCAAGATATTCTTAATGAGTATATAAAAATTACTGAAACCAGTAGTACGTCAATAAGCGCCGGCATGTACAACGGTCCAATTGAGTTAGGTTTAAAAAAATGGAAAGAATCAGAATTAGGTCCGTACACTGAATTTTCAAAACACCCTGCCAATAAAGAAAAAAAACAAAAAACTTTAAAAAACAATATATCAAAAGTTATTGGTGTATGGGAAAAAGATAAAGACGGTAGTTATGACGTAAAAATACACGATGTACATACTGTAAATGAAGACTTGGCGGTTTGGTTTGGAACAAAGAAAAAACCAAAAGGTTCTAAACAACCCGCTGGTCCTTGGGTTAATATATGTAGAAAAAAAGAAGGTGGTGGACACCCACCATGTGGAAGGCCAGATGCTGACCCAAAGTCATATCCTAAATGTAGAGCCAAAGGTGTTGCTGCTAGTATGAGTGACGCTCAGAAAAGAGCAGCTTGTGCTAAGAAAAGAAAGGCGGAGAAAGCAGATACACAAACAGGTAAAGGACAAAAACCTGTTTACTCGTCTTACAAAACAACAAAAGAATCTGTTGAGTTTTTACCACCATTAAAATTAGTTAGTTTAGCTGGAAAAATTTTATATGAATCTAAAAAACAAGGAATTACCGAAAATTTAACAATTATTAAAAACTTATATAATAGAGTACCTTTTACTGAAAAAATGATTAATGAATTAAATAATAAATTTAATAATATTACATTATCTGAATCCGTAGATTCTAATTTAAATTATTCGTTACTTGGTGGAAATGAAACAAAACGATGGATTAATACAATTCTATATTCAATAAAAAAGGGGTCTTAAAACCCCTTTTTTTTATAATCTTAACAATATGGTGGTGAACACCTTTTCTTTCCATCCAGTCCCTTTATTTTACCCTTACAGACTTGTATTGCATATCCATTAGCGTATGCCGATGGATAAACATCAAATTTTGATTTAGCAGCTGATTTACCTCTTGAACATAATTTAGTTCCTGTTTTTTTTCTACCTTCTTCTAAATTTTTTCTTTCCAACATTTGGTCCATAAACTCATCCGCATCTTTTGAAAGAGGTTCAAGTTCTTTTGCCTTTGTTTTTAAATCTTCAATGTCCTTGATTGCGGCCAAATAAGGAACCATTGATTTCTCAACATCTTTACTAATTGGTACAATACTACTAATTTTTTCAAGTATTTCCTCAATACTTAGTTTAACTAATAAGGGCCCTAAACCTTGTGTAACAAATCCTAATCCGGGAATACTCGTTATACCAACAATTGATTGTAATAAATCAATAAAATCAACTTCTAATTCGTCTTGAACATCAAGTAATTGTTCTAAGGTATCTGATTGAATGTCTTCGTCATTTACAATAGAGTCCTTTAATTCTTTATATTTTTCTAAATCGTCGTTTAATTCACTGTAATTTTTCACAGATGCACCAATACCTACAGCGGTACCCACACCTGGAATACTTGTTAATACGTTTCTCGCGGTGTCACCAGCTAAGTTTTTTAATATACTGGAAACATCTAATTCATTTATATTTTTCATTTTTGGTTAACTATTTGGAATTTTAATTGTCTTTTATAAGTATCTACTTCACCTGATGTTAACACCTTGATGTCAACATAATATTCATTAGGGATTTTATCTTTAGTATCAAAGATAAAGTAATATTCATTTGGTGTTTGATTTATTCTGGTCCAATCTTGGACAATAACCTCTGTGGTACCTTCTTTAACATATAATCTGTAATACGCTTTAAAGTTTGGATATATTACATTTGATGTGTAAGCTTGTTTTATTGTAACAACAACTTTACGTGTATCCGTGTTTAATATTTTTTCATCTTGTTTTATACCTGAAAATTCAAAACCATATAAAACAGGGTCTTTAGCCAATGGACCAATTTGATAATATTCAGATGCCGGTCTTAATA